GTATGGGGAAATAATCCGCCACGGTAATCTGTTTGTCGACCCCTGTCCAGTATTCGAACGACTTCTTATCGATAAGGAACAATGTCACCTTCAAATTCGCCCCTACCGAATCCTCCCCCGGAAATGTGTCGCTCTGTCCGACAGGAAGTATCGGCGGAGTAGTACCGTCACTGAAAAATTTTACCTTGAAAGCAGAGTACCACACATTGCCCACCCGCAAGGTGGTTACGGTGTTTGTAGAGGTATTTGTCAGCAATCGGGCAAAACTGCTTCCATTTCCATCGGTTGCCAAAATAGCCGGGTAATAATCGCCGATACTCTTGTCGGAGGCCAGCGACAGCCACGATTCGACGGGTACGCCGGTAGAATTCACCGAAGTATCGTAATAGTTAATATCGACAAAAAGATACGGCACGTCCGCACTGATTTCGTCAATTTTACTTCCGGTAAGATTAGGTTCCGCATTGTGGTCGTAGCCGTCGAAATCGCTCAGGCGGCAAAAATCCGTCCCCGGGTGAGGATAGGCGACATATTCGAAAGAGGTATCATGGATAGCGACGATATTCGTGCCGTGCGGTATCGTGGCTTTCAAGCCATAGCGTATGCCTTGATTCTTATCCGTTTCGCTTCCTTCCCATTGATCGACGTATGTCGTGACCCCGCCGGATTGCTGAGGATAGTTGTCGGATAGCGGTGCAGCCTGCGGATAGCGCACGGGTTTATGACGGCTCCATTTGTTGATACGTCCCGGACGGCCACCCTGCAACAGGGGACGTTCGAGGGCAACAATGTCGGCCACGTCCCATACCCCGTTTGCCGGGTATATTCCCAGCAGATTATACGGGTCGGTTATCGCTACCGGGGCTGCTATCTTGTTTTTATCGATGGCCATAGGCTCACTTTCCTCCTTTCCCTTTTAATTCGGACAATTCTTTTTTCAATCGTTCTATATCTTCCATAAGGGCTTTAACCAGCCGGGCGGTCTCCTGCGTTGCACCGGCGATGGTGTTGATATAGTCGGGCGACAGGTAGTTCAGAGCCCCGTAACCGTCCTCTGTTTCGTAGGCCATCGATGGCAATACCTCTTTCACCTTTTGGTACAACAGCCCCGTATGGGCTTCCCCGTCCACACCGCCCTTGTTACGCTTCCGTGCTTTTTCGGTGTATCGGAAATCGCACACCTTGCCCATCGCCAAGAGTCTGTCGGTATAGCTGAGGGTATAGTTGAAGTCTCGCTTCAAACGTTTGTCCGAAGTCGTTAGAGCGGTGACCGAGCCTTGTGCCGAGATATTGCCTTGCGACGATATATCCCCTCCGGCCGTGATGTTACCGTCCGATGTGATATACCCGTTCGAACGGAGATAGTTTGTGGCCAATATTCCGCCATTATAGATAGTAACCCTCTTGATACCGGTTTCCGCCACGACTCCTGAACAGTAAAT